AAATTGAATTTATTATTACAAATATTTTAATAATAAATGACTTCTGATAATGATCATGGACACATCCTTTATAAAAAAGGTGATTTTAGTTTTATATCTACTCAGCCAGAATATACTACAATAAGCGAAGAAATGAAGATTATCCTCACGAAAGCATATTCTCTCTATGTTGAACATGATATGGAAAAATTCTTTAAAAAATATCCACCACCCTCCGAATACAAATATATGTGGTGGTGTCCCAATCAAAAAGGTTTTGTAGAGTGGAAGAAGATCCGCCTTATTCTTGACAATCAAATATTTAGACCCATCGATTTGCCAAGTGCTGATTTTGATTTAGTTACACGTATTTTGTCACATCTTGCTAATAAGGGATGGCAAGCAGTTATACAAGATTTTGGGGATATTTTAGATATTATTCTTGAAAACTATACAAATTATGAAGTGATTTATTTAACATAAGTAGGAAGCTTGTCTATGTTAATGACGCGCTTCTTGTTTACCTTTCTTCCACTACTAATATATTTATTAAACATAGTATTTTCTATTTCTTTTTGGGGTGGACAATGATGGACGTGTCTGGCAATCATTTTATAGAGTTTAAATTCGGGATAGCGTTCATCGCCGTTCTTTTTATATAGAATATTTCGACCTTTATCATCCTTACACCATCTATTGATTAATTGTGCAATAGGATCGACATTTGATTCTATTTGTTCAAGGGGATCATTAAAGAAAAAATCAAATAATGAACAACCAAGTCGGCATAGGTCGAAACTTTTATTGGGCTCTAAACGTGGTTTATTAGGATTAAGATAGGGTTCACAATTATATTGCGTTGCGGCATCTCCCTTGATGTGGAAACTATCCGAACACATAATATTTCCCTTAAATTTATATATGGCTCGACCAAAATCAATAATTTTATACACTTTGCCAAAAGTTGGTACTTTATAATATTTTCCATTGTAGTAATAAAAAAGAAATTTGGCGTCCGTATTTTTATACATGATATTATTAGTATGAAGATCATTATGGGTAAAATCAAATAATTTTTGGTATACAAGAAGTATTATAATTACCTGAAAAAAACAAGATCGCCACTCCTCCATTCTAAGATCTGGCATAATACTATCTAGGGTGCCCTCCAATGCTTCTAGACAAATAATTTGTACAGGAAAATTAAATAATGTTGCATTAATGCAATCATCCGATAATGTAGACATAGAAAGGCTTCCCATTGACGACGACTCGTCACAAAACTCTGTTCCGCTCGAGTCACCTGAACTTTCCGAGCTATGAGATGTATGCGAAGAGCGCGATGAGCAGGCGCTACTCTTGCTCGATGCGGTGCTACAGGGCGATGTAACTCCGTTGGTAGATATGTCCATAGTAAAGATAAGATTTTTTGTAATATCTTGTACCCCAGAAATATCAGCGCTTTTCTTAAATAAATCTTTAAATATTGAATTATCTAGATGTTCGGTATGTAATGATTTTATGCTTTCCGTTATTTTTAATGGTTTTCTATAATGGCGTGTCTGTATGTCTTCGAGGAAATCCTCATAATTCTCTTCTAGTTGGAAGGTAGCGTCTTTATTTTTCCGAAAAAAATCAGACTCATGCAAAAATTCTAAATCATCGATAATATTATATTTAAACTTATTTTTGATACCAAGGAAAGACCCATAAAAATCAGTTCCGTGTATAAATCGGTGTGTATTAAGAACTTGGCTAGATAGGAAAGAAAAGAAACCATCTACATATGCAGAGTTATTGCCATCGCGAATTTTTTTGTGTCCCTCTTTTCCTTTAAAAGAGGGCAGGATATCTATGTCCATACCCTTATATTTTCCCGCTAGATACTTAACAGGGTCAATCAAGGGTGAGTATTTTAAGAAGGAAGGAACTTTTTTTTCTTGTGTGTCACTTTTGACTTGACATATCCACTTGTTATCTGTTTCTTTCTTTATAAATCGGCTAGCATGAAAGCGATTATTTAAATTTATATTGTTAAAATTTGTTTCTGATAAGCGAAAAAAGTTTTGGTAGATAGGTATATAATTTTGCATTTTAGTAATACCTTCTAAAGTTGTCGGAACTTCTGACTTTTTATTTTTGACATAACTGATCTCAAACATTAGATAATACTACATTCAAAGATAAAAAATTGTAATATATTGCGTATTTAACGTTGGTTTAAATTCTAAATGAAAGATAATGAATTTAGAATTGAAAAAATTTGATATGAAGGGCATTTCATTTAAACCTGATGAGACGTCGGGTCCAGTTGTTGTTTTTATTGGTCGTCGTGATACAGGTAAGAGTTTTTTAGTTAGAGATTTATTATACTATCATCAGGACATTCCAATTGGAACAGTTATATCTGGCACTGAGGCTGGTAATGGTTTTTATGCCAAGCACGTTCCAAAGCTGTTTATTCATGATGAATATAATACTGCTATCGTTGAAAATGTGTTAAAGCGGCAAAAGATTGTACTCAAACAAATTAAAAAGGAGATAGAGGCCTATGGGCGTTCAAATATTGATGGGCGTGCTTTTGTCATTTTGGATGATTGTTTATGGGATAATGGTTGGGCTCGCGATAAGATGATGCGCCTCTTATTTATGAATGGGCGACATTGGAAAATTATGACAATAATTACAATGCAATATCCTCTTGGTGTTCCACCTAATTTACGAACAAATATTGACTATACCTTTATTCTTCGGGAACCCTATATTAATAATCGGAAACGAATTTATGAAAATTATGCTGGTATGTTTCCTACCTTTGAATCCTTCTGTCAGGTGATGGATCAGTGTACTGAAAATTATGAATGTTTAGTTATTGCTAATAATGCTCGTTCTAATAAGCTAGAGGATCAGATATTCTGGTATAAAGCCGACCCACACGATGACTTCAAGTTAGGTTCCGCAGAATTTTGGGCTCTGTCGGAAGGTGTTAATTCTGATGAAGAAGATGAAGCCTATGACCCCACGGCAGTGAAAAAAGGTCCGCGTATAAATGTCAAGAAGAGTAAATGGTAATTATTTTAATTGTCTTATTTCCTTAGCCTTCTGCATAATTCGAGAAATAAGTTTCTTTCTTTGTCGCATTTTATATAATAATATGTCCTCAGAGTCGGGTAATGTAGGTGTCCACTCTTTCCAAATTTCGTTTTGTTCTTGTGCCCACCATCGGGTATTTCCTTTAGAAAATGAAACCATTCCTACTATTTTTCCTCTATAGTGAACATTTACATCATAAATAGAATTATTTGTATGCCAAAATGATTTAGGGAATGTACATTCATTATAAAAGGCGTCTACATCTAATGCTTTGTCCATTATTATATTAATTATAATAATTGACTTTAAATTACTTCAATCTTACAAGGTTTTCCACCGCCAAGTCCAACGCGTTTCATAAATGTCTCTTCGGTTTCATTTTTAAAATTAAAATTGCATTTATGTTGTTCTGGAAGGCGATGTTTAGCACAAAAACATTGTTGACACCGACATGCCGTATCAGTTAGTGTTAATTTCTTCTTACATTCAGGATGGTTACACCGCTTTTTCTTCTTTTTCTTCTTTTTCTCTTTTTTCATTTTATTACGTATATTACTTGTATGATTTATTTAAATTTTTAACAATATATTACTTCAATTTTTTTTGTTTTTATCATCCGATGTTTCTTCTGTAATAGGTGGTAAATTAATCTTGACATTAGAAACTGGATTATCGCGCGCTTCACGCTCCTTGAATTCCTTCAATGCGTCAGGCTTGTCGCTAGTCCGTATATTTTCACCCTCAAAGAGTTCGCGCCTAATATCTGCAGAACTTACTATATTGCCAGTTCCCAACGATGACTCAATTGTAGACATCCCCGCCACACCTACTAAATTACCTTGTTCGTTAATATTTTGTGTTAATTTGTTACCTGTTTCAAGGGCCTTTTTCTTATTCTCCTCGATGGCGCGGCGTTTTGATTCTTTGACGCGCTTTTCGAAAGCATTGCGTGCCTGCTTTTCATTTGCATTTTTCTCTTTCATTAGTTGATTAAGTTCATCTTCCATATATTCGACGCGCCCGGTTTTATAGGCTTCGGGTTCCCACGGCATCCACATACCTACAGGCCCCACATACACATCATGATTTGGGTCTATTTCGCGCAGAAGTTTAGCACGAAGCTCGGCTTCTTGCTGTGTGGAATAAGAACCGCGAATCTTTAGCCCTCGAACACTAGTTTTGAAGTTATTTATAATATTGAATTGTTCGATTAGTTGTTCTTCTTTAGCATCTAGGAAGTTTTTGTAATCATCTGCAACATTTGTATCAGTAAGTTTAGCTTTTTCGCTTTTTAGGAATTCTTGAAAATCTGTCATTACAGCTTCAAAACCTATATCATGCTTATAGGACACGAAATTTAAAAACTGCGTAAATTTTTCTATAGATTTAGTCAAATCAAAATGTTTTAGGAACTCTTCAAAAAGATAGATATTTTTTTGTTTCAAGATATTTTCAGGTGATACAAATGATACACACGAAAATTTCTGTCCGGCAATTGGTTTATCTTCCTCCAATAAGTCAGTGTATTTAGGATTCTCGGATCCATTGGATTGCAATCTTCTCTCATAACCTTTAGACATTATATTACATATAAGACAAATGATATTTAAGTTTTGAAAAACATAATATATTTTTTTCTTCCCAATATTTATAATATGCTTCAAGAAGTGAATAAAATGTTAGATTTGGGTGAACTTATCAAACGTGCCGTTAAATATTTAGTCGAAGGATTCATGGTGGCTGTTGCCGCTTATGCCATTCCTAAGCGTTCTCTCAACCTCGACGAAGTTCTTCTTATTGCCTTGACTGCTGCTGCGACCTTCAGCATTCTCGACACTTACGTGCCAAGCATGGCGGTATCTGCGCGCACTGGCGCCGGATTCGGTATCGGCGGCAACCTTGTCGGATTTCCTCGTTAATTGAACCATTCCTATTTTGAATTATGATAAGAAAAATTATATTTTTTATCATATTGTTGAGATGAATTCCCATTTTAATTCTTTACAAATTTTTTTCCAAATTTCGTCCTGTTCAATACGTTTTACAGGATCTTTAAGCATTGGAAAATAATCCAAAAATTCTGTTTCATTTAACAATTCGCACATCTTATATAGAACGTAATAGTAGTTTAGAAAGTTTACTCGATCATCTGGACAATGTGTAGCATATGGGCGCTGGATCTCCATAAATAAATTACATAATATATCTTCTAATTTTTGCGACATTACAGGGGGCTTAATTCCTAACTTATCTTTTATGAAAGGAATATGCTCATAATACTTATTATATCCCAGCTTCTTTAGTATATCTTTAGCTTTTTTATTTGTCATTTGTTTTAGCTCTATTCTTTCCTTTTTGATTTGTTGTTTTATATCTTCCAGAACTTCAGAAGGTATTTGTGTTGTTTCTTTAGCCTGAAACTGCGCCAATATCTCTCGAAAGTGGTTTATTCTTTTATATGCATAAAAACATACTTCCTTCGGTGGTTCTTTATAGGATGGTTTTTCGTGTTCGATAAGATATGGTTGCTGGCTTGCGCAATTCTTACATACTAATATACCCTCATAATCCACTGGTACGAGCTCACCCCCGCAAGCCTGACACGCTTCATGATTTAGCTTATAATTATCTATGCTTAAAAA